GAGTTCCGAAGACGGAGGCAAGTTTACTTGCGACGGGACAACAGGTTTGAACACAGTTCTTGTAACCGACGACATAACCAGTATTAGTGAAATAAGGGTAGATACCACCGAATTGGCTGCTCCAGTTCAACTGTTGTGGGTCGAGACAAGCTCATCCCCCGAAGTGACTCGCGTAGCCGCCAACAACCTCCGACAGGCCAACCAAGTCACCCGCTACCGCCGCTACCGTATCGACAACAGGGATTCCAAGACCATGTCGCTGCGGCTGCTCCTCAAGCGGAAGTTCAAAACGCTGATCGACAGCACGGACGTTGTCTATCTTTCCAGTTTGAATGCAATCAAACACGCGCTGCTCGGCAACATTGCCGACGAGAACGCAGACTTGGAGCGGTCCACTTACCACTGGGATGCGTGTCGTGCCGTGCTCGATGAGCAACTCGACGCACACCGCGGAGCCGCTAGGCCCTCTATTAAATTTGATCCTTCTGGTGTAGGTGCCTACACCCCCAATTTGATGTAATACCCCCTACTAAAATGATCCAATACCTTAACGAAAACTCAGAACAGATTCTGCAAATCGCGGCCAGCGTAATCGCTGTGGCTTCACTCATTGCGACCATGACCCCGAATGAATCGGATAACATTTGGGTGAATCGCATAAATCGCGTGGTGTCGTGGCTAGCCCTGAATGTGGGCCGTGCGAAATCTAAGTGAAGCTCTTTTTCCAACTGCTGACTGCTGCGCTCCATGCCTACATCGAACACATCAGGCTCCAAAGAGACAGGCACCTCGACGCTCTTGAAGATCGTCTTGATGCTCTGGCCGCTGGCGGTTCTCCCGCTGACAAGCTGCTCATGGAACGAGTTGCCCAACGCATCAAGCGCGAACGCGAGCGCCTTATACGATCCCCCGACGATCACGCTTAAAGAGGGTAAGGTCTACGAGTTTAAGGAAGGAGCACTGGTTGGTCGTAAAGGTCACCGCTTCCATTCGGATTACAGTTACCGGAGGGCCGTTATCATCGGGGAGAAGTGATGCCTGATTCTTTTACAGAAGCGGTTGAGCGCATCATCAAAGGTAGGGGGGCTGAATTTGACCCTGAAGGAACTGGTTACGATGAGCTTACTGCGGAAGAGTTAAGGCAGTTAGCCCCGTTGCCCGCTATGTCAAAACCCACATGGCGCGGCGATGTTGGCGATGAGGTTGTTTACACTGACCCCAAAACAGGTGAAACATCTTTTGAAGCGTGGGTTTGGCACCCGAAAACAGAGAGGGAAGAAGAGGGGTGGTATGTACACGGTTCCAGCAGAGACCCTAGAACGGGTCAGTTGCTTAAGGGCCGTAAGCATCGAACTTGGAAGCAGCTAGAAGAGCGTGAAGCAGAACTGGGCAACATCATCTACAAAGATCCGGGGTCGGGGAGATATTATTCTAGTAAATCCGAAAAATGATGAACCCCCGCGTCATAGATTCTTTGGTTGGAATGGCAGCACCCACAATGGGTCTGATAACCAGTATGCAGGAACAGTTTGAATATTGGCTTCGCGTCGGTTCACTGCTTGTGGGCATCACTGTGGGACTTGTGTCCCTGTATCGTGTTATAAAGAAATGAAGATTGGATTATGTGTGGGCCACAGCCGCTTGGGGGACCAAGGGGCCTACACGCATGGGGAATATGTTGTCAGCGAGTGGGACTTTAACCGCGATCTTGTGCGCCGTATTGGGCATGTACTAAGCAACCAGCACGGGTGGGCCATCGGTGAGGACTATGCCATATATGACCATTACCCCGCCCGCAGTTACAGCGGGGCAATAAGCTACATATCCCGAAAGCTGTGGGAAGATGGCGTTACTGCCGCAATCGAACTTCACTTTAATTCCGCCACCCCCACTGCGAGGGGCCACGAGTGGTTGTATTGGCCCACAAGCAGAGGAGGCATACAGTTGGCCACGGCGTTACGCGATTCGATGGAGAGGTCTTACCCCGACATGAAGTCACGGGGCATCAAGGCACGCGGCCCCCGCCAACGCGGTTCTGCTTTTTTGCGGAGGACGCACTGTTATTCCGTAATCGCAGAGCCTTTCTTCGGTTCCAACGAAAAGGAGTGGCATATGATTAACGATTCCCGCGACAAACTCGCGGCGGTTTACGCACACGCCCTGATCAATTTTATCCCCCGATGAACATCCCGAAGAGCATCACTATGGCGGGGGTCCGCGTGAGGATCAACTTCAGGGATCTTAGTGAGGATGATTGCTATGGGATGTATTCCCATAAACGAAAACTTATCACGATTGACAAAACCATTACCGGAAAAGACCTGCACGCCACGATCCGTCACGAGATGCTCCACGCGGCTTTAGGTATTTCAGGGCTTTCGTTTTGTGAGACCTACGAAGAGGAAGCTATTGTCCGGTGTATGGATGAAATATTTTTTCCTTCTTGGGATCGCTTCGTTCAACGAACCAAACCTTAAGATATGCCCTCCCCAAAGATCGCTTTAACAAGTCCCCATAAGAGGCCCGTTGATATCAATGCGGCGTTCGATGTCTTGTTCGCTTATGAGGGATTTCGTTCAAAACCGTACAAAGACTCCAAGGGTAAGTGGACTATTGGTGTGGGCCATTTGATTGGGGATGGGTCTGACAAGGCTTATAAAAAGTCCCCCTTCTATAACAAGACGCTTAGTAAAGACGCGGCGATAAAACTCGCTAAAACGGAACTGTCTGACCGCCTACCGAAGATCGTGTCCCTGATTGGGAATAGGTTTTTTGATATGCAGCCCAACACCCAGAACCAGCTTATAGCGTCTTTTTACAGGGGTGGTATAACGGGGTCACCCAAGACCCTTAAGTTGATTCGTGAGGGCAAATTCCAAGAGGCCGGGGATGAGTTCCTCAATCACGATGAATACCGGGATGCTGTTAAATCCGGCAGTGGGGTAGCCGGTCGAATGGACAATGTTTCGGTTGCCCTTAAATCTGAAGAGAAATCGAAAGATATAACCTTTGAAGAGTCCGTTGAACAACGCCTGATCCAATGAACGAAGAAGATGTCAGCCCCCATGTATTAAACCCACGGCAATGAATGAGGAAGCTGCCCCGACAGTTCTCGAAAAAGAAGGGGAGCAAGTTCATTGTTTTCACACCCTCTTCTGAGAATGTGAAACAGGCTTTCGAGCGCAGCCAGAAATTGGGTATAACCCCCAACTCGTTTACACGGGGGCTGGGTCGAATGACGGGGTTTTTGGGAGAGATAGCTTTTGGTCTCTTATACCCCGATGCTAAGTATGTGGGTGGGCGGTGCTACACCCATGATTATTCCCTCAAGGGCAAGAAGATAGATATTAAGTCAAAGAGCTGCAGTGGTACACCCTTGCCCCACTATACGGCTTCGGTGAATTGCCCGCCTGATAAGGACCCCGAAGCAGGGTATTACTATTTTGTCCGAGTACGCAAAGACCTGAGCAAGGCTTGGTTGCTTGGGTGGCTACCGACACCTAGACTCTTAAAGAGCGGGGACTATAAGAAACGGGGGGAGAAGGGGGACGATGGGTTTATTTACAGGGTAAGTGGTTACCATGTACCTATCAAATGTCTTCGTCTGCCCTTATCCCTTTGATGCGTGCGGCCACTCCCTTGAGTTTACGTAGCTCCCCCTCCAGTCGACTACGCTCCCGCAGGTGGTAATCAATCCGGTTTGTGAGCATCCGGTAATCCTCTCGCAGGAACTGAATGTGGGTCTCCACCCGTTCAAGGTCTTCAAGCTCGCGCACGTGTTCATGGGGGTCTGCCATAGGCTTCGTTATACCGAGGCTTCGGATATGTCAAAAGTTTTCGCTAGGTCGATTGTCCACATTTTTCCCCCACCCTTGCCTTGGGAGTGGACTGGGCGAACATGGGTGTTGTTCTTCCTCGCCTCCTCTAGGGAGGCCATACCCCTTCTAACGAACTCCAGATTGTGGCTCATGCCCACACTCCGACCGTTATTAAATTCGTGGAGCAGGACTTGGAATTCTGTGAGGGTACCCTGCCATTTAGGTATGGTATCATTTTGTTCCCGGCAGCGTTTGCAGAAGAACTCGACCAGTTCGGCAATAGACGACCTACTGGAATTGTCGTATGCAGCGGATGCCACAGACTCGTCAATGAAACTGACTACCCCGAAACGCCCCCCGATTATGACTTCTTGTGGTGGGGTCCAGTCTAGAAGCCACTTACCAAAGTGGGGGAGTTCCTGATGTATCGTGGTCTCGACAGTGCTATTTGATGGGAAGGAGCTTCGGGCTTCGTCCCTCACTCGGAGAGCCATTAGTTTATCGCGGTTGCTGCTATCCAGTGCCGGGATGACGGACAGGCTGTTGGCGTCCATGTTGAGTGACAGGATAACCCGGCCTGCCCACGGAACTGATAGAGAGTCTGCGTACTTCGCTTGGTATTCGACTCGGGGGTTGGCGACGGCCCGTTTGATAAGTTCCGTGGCTTTCCTCTGGTCTTGGAAGCTCGCGGCTGAAGTCGTGTCATCGATCACCCATGCCGCGACCCTACCGAGATCCTTGTTGAATTTGGTTTGCCCAGAGAGGTAGTCGCTGGCGTCGGCGTAGCCGCCTACTAGACCTGAGATAACCCGGTTCGACAGTAGACTCTTACCTTTACTGGTCGCGCCTACGAGGATGAGCGCCTGTCCTTGCGACATCTTCCGGCTGATGACGGCTTCGTAAAAGCGTTTCATCCATGCGTAGAAATAGTTTAGTGTGTTTATAGGGGTGGAGTTCTTGAAGAGCTGCTCCAACCAATCATGGATGAAGGGCCAGTTGGCTGGGTCCCCGTCCTCAGCTGGTTCCACGGGTATGAGGTTCGCGTTATTGAGTATCCGTTGACTGTTGTATGACACTACACGGTTACTGGAGAAGATTACGGGTGCAATCTCGTCTATGCGGTTGTGGTTACTTATCGTAAGGATGGCGGCTTCTACTTCTGTAAGAGCCTGTCCTTTCTTTGGTTTCATGGAAAATCCCGTCTGCCTGAGTTCCAATATCAGCTGTTCCTTGGGGATAGTCACCGCAGAGTTATACAGGAGTTTGAAGAAAGCGCGGCCATTGAACCAATACTCGTCTAGCAGGTTCCCCATCTTCGTCTCCTCGTAGTCTGAGACGAACTTGGCTCCGAATATTTCCCGCCAGCTGACGAATCCCTTACCCGCTCGGTCTGAGTAGCAGACCATCCCGTCGTCGCCTACCTGACAGCCTTCTCGGTGGATGCCGTCGTCTATCCAGAACAGGGGGCCTCGGGTACCGACCTCAAAATCTCCGATCCATCTGTTGGGGAATTGCTTGTCGATTTCGGCGGCTACTACCTCGATGGGGATAGCCGTGTCGCTGGTGGTGGGTGGCTTGGAAGCCGCGGCCTTTGTCAGCGCGGTCTGGATTGTGGCGCTGGACACAAGTCCCCCCATGTTTACCCAGTTTATTCCCAGCTCGAAATACTGGGACGCCCGTAAAGAGGAGGAGTCAAATCCGGCAAGAATCCTGTCTGGTTTTATAATGTTCTTAAGGCACTTGATAAACGTGTCGAACATTTCGGGAGCAATAGGCATCCCTTTTTCAAACTCCCACACTAGCCGGATGTAGCCCGATTGCGTTTCTGACCGCCATGTCGGCGGGTGGTTAGGACACTTAGCTGCGATGACCGCGCCCACCTCTGCCCAGTTTACGGGGGCGTCGTAGTCGGCTATCACCCCGTAAATTTTGTTAGGGGGGTTGTCGGTTGAAATCCGTTTGGATGGAGCACTACCTTCTACCAGACTATAAAATACGTGGTCTGTCTTGGAGTTGGCGCACCATGCCCTGAAATCTGCTTTGCTGCTGAATTTAGGTTTCGATTTGTTAAGGGCCGCGGGGTCAGATGTTTTGAAGCATTTGGTATCTCTTAGGTTCTTTATGTATCGGTAACTCATTTTGTGTAACGTGATAAGATTGATCCTTCAGCGGCGAGCGGAATATCAGATATCCATTCGGGCGATTCAGACATTATTTTCAGGATGTGCTGCAAGGATTCCTCAGCTTGGTCGGCGTCAGCCTCGATGACTACTTCATCATGCACATGAAGCACGATCTTGTAGCCCGCTTCGTCAATCCTTACAAGCATATCACTGAAAATGTCGCGGGCTAGGGCTTGGGAGGCGTTCTCCGCTACGAACCCGCCCCACAATTTTACGGCTACCCTCTTCCCGTGCCGCATTAACTTGGCGGTAAAATGCCGGTCCTTTTCTTTCCCATCCGTGCGAATAACCCCGTAGTCAAGAACGCGGCCACTCGGTAAGTCCACTGTGAAGGGGGTAAGATAGCCTTGTACGGATAAATCATAAGCGCCTGCTATGCCCGAGTTGAAATATCGCCATAGTTTGGTCACGGAGTTCATAGACTCGCGGTAAAGATCCACGGCGGCATTAGCATCTTTCTGATCCATGCCCGACATTTGGGCAAACCTAGCTTTACCCGCCCCATAACCACACCCAAGGACCATCGCCTTAATTTTGTGGCGTAGTTTCGGGTCTTGTTTAAGGGAGCCTTTCTCTTTGTCCCACTGCCCGAACCGGATGGCAAAAGCTTCATAAATGTCATCAGACTCCGCGATCTCCCCCAACATTTTTTTATCCTCGGCCAGCCAGCAGAGTGTCCGCACCTCAATCTGACTTAGGTCTACTACGACAAGTCTCTTGTCCGGTTTAGTTGAGATGAGATTCCTAAGATTGACCCCGAACATCTCTTCCCGTGGGAGGTTTTGCAGGTTGAGGTTACCCCCGCCCCCACTGAAACGTCCTGTGTGCGCCCCGAAGTACATGATCCCGCCGTAGTAACGCCCATCAGGCATGGTGGCGAAGTCGAAGCTCTCTATCTTTTTCTTGAGTGCGTTGATCCTGCGCCAACTACGAACTGCGTCAATCCATGCGTGTTTCTTACCGTGGTAGTCTATCCACTTCTGTGCGTCTTCGTCTGTAGCGGCAAGGCTACCCGGAGGTTCAATACCCACGGCTCGACATTGGTCATCGAAAGCCTTTCGGCTCAACAGAGGTGCGTTCCCCATCCACGGGATAGCTTCCTCGGCTTCAAATAGCTTACTGTTTATTACCTCAAGTTGAGATTTAAGCAGCTCCGCGTCGATGGGGAGTCCCCGCTGGGTGATCCGCCGGTTAAGCACACTGATTGCTTTTTCATGCTCGGGCCAGTTTTGATGGTGCGTATCCCATAAGTCCAAGCATAGTTGTGCATCCTGCAAGGCGTAGTCACTGACTTCCTTACGGAACTCGTCAGTCATTTCCTCCCACCGTTTCCCGCTCATATTGTCGCGGGTGCTTTTGTCTACGGTCAGTCCAAAAGCCTCGCCAGCCGCTCCCTTAAGCGCCCGAGGAAGCCGCACATACACCGCCATATCTGCGGTACAATGCCACGCGGCGGGGGAGATTTTCGGCCACCAGCCGCGGGCCGTTCCATATAGATATAGGGTTTCATCAAATGATGCGTTGTGACTTAGGACGACGCTCCCGTTGAGGAGGCTCCAGTTAAAATCTTTAGGGCTCCCCACAAAAGATGTCCCGTCTGTTCCGACCACGGACACCATGTAAGCATCGAAGTCGGGGTGGGAGAAGTATCCAAGGGGGCCGAGGGTCCGAATACTACAACTCTTGTCGTAGTAGGTTTCGTAATCGAGAGCATAGGTATACATTTTGATAAAGGAAAGCCCCCACCAGCGATAAGAAAACCACAGACTAATCGCCAGTGGGGGTTAAGCAAAGAGGGCATCCAGTTTTATGCGGTTACTGGACAGGACACATTACTAACCAGAGCTGCAACACCCCGCCGCAATTCCATATGCCCTCTTTATTCTCCTAGGGAGAGACTTTTTCTGCGTCGGGAGTATCCACGTAGTAATGAATGGCTTCTTCCAAGCCATCGTCCGTTTTACTATCCGGTTCGTCTTCCGCCACGGGCATGGGGAGTGGAAGCTCCAGTTGCTCAACGTCAATGCCAAGGGTCGATACCAAGGCGTCTCTCACTGTGACCAGTTTGAGGCGGTTGATTGCGACTTCCGCAAGCTGTTCGTCCAGCTTGGTAATCATATCTGTGAGCATCTTAGCCTCGCCAGTGAGGATAGGAATCGTAGGATCTGTAGGTTCTCCAGACATGACTAGCGTGCGTTGAAGTCTGCGATCCACTCAGCCACGGCCTTGTCGGGCGCGTTCTGAGACACGGTGAGCATGGGTGCGAACCAGCTATACTTACCCCTAGTGATGGGGCAGGACTCAAAGTTCCACAGAACTTCCCCGAGGTTTTTGTCTCGGTTGAAGGCTGCATAAGTAGCCAGACGCTTGAAGGTCTGCCGGTAGGCGTCCTTTGCCACGTTGATTTTCCCGAGGGCGTATCGGTGCTCCCCGATGGTGAACGGGTAAGCCCCGTCATTTTTATCGTCCTTAGGCTGCTTGAACAACAGAGTGATCTCTGCGAATTCAAGCAGGTTATACTCCGAGGATTCCGCGAGCTTCGCCCGCACCTCCTCGGTGTATGCGATTTGGGGCATCGCGTCCTCTTCAAAGGGTACATCTTCACGCCAGCCCTTTGTTGCGGCGAGCACGGATACTTCCGTAGGCTCTTCCGGGGGCAGCAGAATATGCTTCTTATCGAGGACGGCACTCCCGAAGGGCGCGTCAATGTCACTCGTCTTTTGGACGATGTTCAAGCGGGGGATATCAATATCCGAGGCGTCGATGACGAAGCCAGCTTCGTTAGGGATCATCCCTCCTTTAGGTGCGGCTGCGAGAGCCGTAGTTTCGTTACTCATGGTTACGTTTTTGGTTCTTGGTTACAACCTACGATAAAGTATACCGCGGGTCTGAGGTTTCGATAATGCCTGCGTCTTCGCAGGCGTCAACGAAATTGTCAGATAATTTTCTCTTCCCTCCTTTTTCAGCCGTATCGCCCACGGCCTTAGCGAGTTTCGCTAGAGGAATATTTGCGTGTTTCAGCACATCTTCAGCACTCACTCCAAATTCAGACGCTACTTCCAAGAGGCTTTCGTTGTCCATGATGCGTCGTGATGCTCCCATACTCTTCAGTTTAAGAGAGGGGAACTCGGTGCCATCCTTGGCTAGGGCTACCGCCTTCTTTTTGAAGCGGTCTGCCCAGTTGGAGACGATTTTAGCAATGGCCCACAGTTGTTCTACAATCTCAGGATCTTCCGTGCCTTCGATATCTACGTCCGGTAGCTGGGGGTTGATCTTCTTGGCAACCTCGATAACCAGCCCACCGAGGGCGGGGCAGGAATCTTCATAGCGGCAGAAGCGACAGTTCACGTTGGGGGTCAGGTCACCCAGACTAGGGGTTCCCGAATCCCACTTGGGGCGGGTCTTCTCGGCTTTTTTAATAACGTCACTTAGCTCGGCTACAATACCGTCGACGTCCGTTCGGTTAAATGTGTGGTGAAGACTTGCGTTGTGCTTGGGTACATAGAACACGAATACTATTTTCTCTATGTCGGGGAACTTCTGGAAAGCTCCGACCGCATAAGCTTTCGCTTGCCAGTTCTTGTCGGGTGGGTCGATGATACTTATCCCTGTTTTGTAGTCTGCCATTACGGCTTCACCTGACTCAAGGATGAGGAACCTGTCGCAGGTTCCCCATGTTCCTGTCCCATCCAGTTCAACGTCGACTTGGATCTCGTTGTGCTCTTCGATAACAGGTGGAAAATTCCCCATGAATGCACCCTCCATCTCAACGATCTGCTCATAAATGGATAGTTCTTCTTCGTTATGCAGAGCCGAAGGATCGTGTACTTCCAAGGCTTCGTGGATGCGGGTACCCATTTCAGCGGCGGCGTTTGTGCCGTCCCTGCCGTGGTAGCCCCCACAACCTGCCAAGTACTTGAGGCTGGAGGGGCTGAATTCAGCGTGGCCGCGCGAGCTGTGGTCTGGGCTATTTTTGTTCATTTGTTGGTTGTATGTGTTGTTAATTCTTTTTCACTTGCCACTCTTCCGCGCATGGAACCCCAAGCGTTGGGGGGTGGAGGAGGGCAGGATATTGCAAGCCGCCCCGAACTGGGCAAGCTGGTTGTCATGCATCTCCTCGTCATTTGATAATCTCTCTCGGGCCTTCGCCGGAAAGGAGGCTGGTGTGTCACGCCTCTCACAATAGCTTACATGTGCCCTCAAGGATTCAAGGTATTCACTGTTCATGGCAGTTTAGGAGTGGAGAATGGACATTAGAAAAATAAATCGTTTGGTTTCTTGGGATCAAAGGTTTCTTTTGTGCGGTCTCCTTCAGGATTGTCTGCCCAAAGTCCATCATCCATAAGGAACATAAGTTTATCTATATTTTCTCTGGTTGATTTTAGTAGGCGGCACTGTTGGACCCTTGTGGTCGGCAGTTTACTTTTGTTTGCAATATCGAGTAGGCGTTTTTTCATCGGCCTCAAGATTTTTGCTGCTTTCGCGTATTGGTCGTATTTCATGGTTTGGTTTTTGGTTAGTATGAAGTTGTTCAAACTCCGTGTAGTTCCGCTATGTTTAGAGCTTTCCGTTGTACGGAAGCCATGACGGCTTCCTCGACGGTCCCCGCCGCGACTAGAATCTTTTGAATGGCGTCACTCTTAGCCCCGTTCCGGTGGATTCGGCCTAAGGTTTGCAGGTAGCTTTTAGCATCGAAAGTAGGGCTGATCAGTGAAATTCGTGGTCTGTTACCGTGGGTGTCGTGGAGAGAGATACCCAACCCTCCTGCGGCTATATTAGCTACGATACAATGCGTTTTATCCGCTTGGAAATCGTCGATAACTTTTTGCCGTTCTTGGGCTGACTGCCCGCCTTCTATCCTACCGCATTGAAGCAGCCCACACAGGGCGTCTACGGTGTCTTTGTAGTTCACAAAAATAACAAGGCTGTTTCCTTCGTGAATCAGGTAGTCGGCTGTGTCCGCCATTTCTGGGACTTTGAAGGACTCCGCGAGTTGGCGAGCCCTGCCTAGGTTTACAATCAGGTGTTCGCTGTTGGCTACGGTGCCATGTTCAATATAGTCTGTGATGATATCTGGAGTTATTCCCAACTCGTCGTAAGCATCGAAGATCTTATTTGAGTCCTTGAAGTCAATGGGCTCCACGAAAACCATGTTGCCACGGAACGAGTCGGGGAAGTCTTTAACAGTTAGTCTGCGCGCACATTGTCCATACATCTCTGCGTGTAGTTCCTTGAGGGCGCTCCGTCTCAATAGCTTCCAGTTGTTCCATTGGTCTTTGAAGCATCCCTTTTTACGCATCCACTTAAACCAGTTCTGGAGGGGGAACACATCTTTGTTGAGAGAGTGGAGCCCGAGGCAGAAGCCCAGTGCCCTCATCTCTACAGGAGTCTCACTGGCGGTGGCGGACATCCCGTGGACCCTGAATTTCTGCAGGACTAGGGAAATCAATAGTTGGGCGTTAAGCGTGAAGGGGCCTTTAGCTTTGTGGATCTCGTCCATTAGTACGAAAGTGTTCCGCGGTAAGTGCCACTTGAAAATTTTCTTTCCCTTCCGGCTCATGAATTTTGTGTTGCCGGTGCGTATTTTTTCGTAGTTGAGGACAAATACGGGGTCAATACCGAACTCCTCAAGCTCACGTTCCCAGCTGGTAATGACTGCCTTGGGGCAGATCACTGCGACGGGGAACCCCAGCATCTTCGCGATGTAACAGGCGACCACGGTTTTACCGCATCCCGTGCTGGAACCGTCCAAGGTGTTTATACGTCTGGCTAGCAGGTTGATAAAGAAGTCTGCAGCTCCTTGTTGCGGTGTGTAGAGTGTTTTCACACGGGCTATTTACCAGATCTTTCAGCCTCAACAAGAAAATTCTTTAATTTCTTTTCCACGGATGTAGAGGGCAATCAGGTAGGCGTCGATCATCCCGTCGTGGGGGGTGCGGCATCGCTTGTTCTTGAGCCAGTTTTCTTGAGGGGCCTTCTCTTCAGCCACGAAAAGCGCGGCCTCCTTTGTCTTACCTTTGATGGTGTTCCCCAGTATGTGCTTCTGCCATTTATGGACGCTGACCCGCTTGACGGCATAGTCATGGGACTCAGCCATTCCCAACAGCTTCCCGAAGCTAATCGCCATTGAGCGTACAGCTTGTGAGCTTTTGGCATGGGCTAGGGGCTCTTCGATGGCCAGTTCAAATGGGGTGCACAATTCGGTCAACCAGTTGTTGATCTTGCGGATGTCTATCTCCCGCTTCTTGGAGCGTTGGAGACAGGGCATTGGGATCTTGTCTATTATAGAGCCGCTGTGTTTTGAGATGGCACAAAGGCCCCCATCCAAACCGTTATCTACCCCTACGATCATTCGTTATCTAAACTGGTCTATCAGTCTAGCCGAGACAAGCAAACCATTACCAGTCTCAGGAACGAAAAACTCCAGATCTTTCTGTGAGCACCTTAGGAAAGCCACTTCTTTCCCCGTCTTTGGTATCACGCGATAAAAGTGACCTACAAGGGGCACCCGTTTGAACGTGAAGTCATCAATATCGGGGAGCTGTACCCGCACCATTGCGACGGGCTGCTCCTCTTTGACTTTATTCTGGAACAGTTTACTCATCCCCCAAGGATACTAGTATCCAGAAAGCAGGGCGTCGAAGGGCCTAAGTACGTTTTGATCAGTTCGCTCATAGCTTCTAGTGCTAGCTTTTCTGACAAGTTGTGTTTTTCACGCAGAATGGTTTTGACCATGTCTATGCTGTAGCAGGCCCGCGGGTGTGTATCCGCCCCTTCTATAATCCCTATCAGGGCGTCGTGTAACTCGGGTAGAAGGATGAATGGGATATCCGGGGATTTGATTTTCTTAGACGGGGGGCCTAGGAATGCGCGCCTATCAAAAGATAGGTCACCCATTCGCCCCCCGTCGAAGTCATCAAAGTTGTTAATCATTGTCTGGGTTAATATCTATGACTTTCTTGGGCCTTATGGCCCCTCGCCCGCGGTCTGCTTTGGCATTGTTAAGGATAGAGATGTCGATTTGCATGGTGCTGGCCCCGCCCCCCTTTGCGTTGAGTCCAAGGTTTCGCCGGATTAGCTGATCCAGTTCCGAGAGTTCTCGTACGGTTTTAGGTCCCCGTAGGTGAGTTACACTGTCCCGCAGGAGTTTGATCCCCGCAGCAGCTATGTAATGCTGGTATTTATCTGCGGGGGAGGATTGCCGCTCGGCTATTTCCATCATGGTTTTATCCTCATCTTTTCTAGCGTCATGTTGAGCACAGAGGATGGCATCGTCTGTCATGTTGTGAAGTTCCCCGTCAAGGTCGGCAGCAAGTTGATCTGTGGGGGGCTCATTTTCGACAGCCGGTTCGTGGGGGACATTGCCACCCTTCCTAGGTGGGAGCCCCGCCGCCTTGAACCATCTCCGCACTGTACCTGCGTGGACTCCGAGTTCCCGCGCTATGACATTCATCCTGTAGTTCTTATTGTGCATCTCTAAAGCTCTGCGCTTTAGTTCGTCTTTGGGGTTGTCACTCACAGGCGCGGTCCTTACTTTACGTTTTGATTATGGCTTCAAAGAAGAAGACCTACAAGCAGATACTCGATCCCGTCATCGACCCCAAGACTAAGCAGATGGACGTCGGTGGGCTACTAATCCCCCCAACCAGTTTAATAACGGCTTTACTTTATGGCTTTGCACACCACACCCATGCCAAGGCAAAAGAATATTATTTTTGGAAGGTGTGCGATGAGCTGTGGAATCATGTAGATCTACCGGAACAGTTGATGGTGCGGCATCCGTGGGCGGAAGAGATGATACGGTGTGCGATTGAGAATAAATATTTGGCGATTGGTGGGTCCGCTTCGTCGGGTAAATCGCATACTATGGCCGCGTGGGGTATAGTAAACTGGTTGTCTCAACCCAAGGATACACTGGTTTTGATGACCTCGACGACGTTACGTGAGGCACGTAAACGTATCTGGGGGTCGGTGATGTCTTTGTTAACTGTCATTGAAGGGGCTCCGGTTAAAATCAGGGACTCCATTGGGAACGCCGCATATGTCGATGAGAAGGGGACGCTTATTGAACGGGCGGGCCTAAGCCTTATTTCTGCGGAGAAATCTAAGACACGTGAGGCCGTGGGAAAATTTATCGGGATCAAGCAGAAGCGTGTAATTTTGGTCGGGGATGAGCTGTCCGAACTTTCAGAGGCGATTCTTCAGGCGGGTTTGACGAACTTGTCGAAGAACCCTGAGTTCCAACTCATCGGGATGTCAAACCCGAATAGCCGGTTTGACGCTTTTGGTATCTGGTCTCAGCCCAAAGGGGGGTGGGATTCGGTGGATACTAATACATACGATAACTGGGAGACAAAGTGGGGCGGGCATTACCTACGGTTGGACGGGGAGCGGTCCCCTAATATTATGGCGGGGGAGACCCTGTATCCATGGCTACCGACACAGGAAAAACTCGACGAGGATAAGGCTCTATTGGGGGTCGAATCGCGGGGTTATATGCGGATGGTACGCGCGGTGTTCTTTGATTCGGATGAAACCACCGGAATCTACAGTGAATCTGAGTTGGCTACCTGCGGGGCCATGAATAAGGTGGACTGGGCCAGCGCCCCAGTAAACGTCGCGGGGTGTGACCCCGCGTTTACCAATGGTGGGGACCGTACGATTCTCTATACCGCGTCGGTCGGGTATGATAAATCCGGCCAATACGTGATAGAGTTTGGGGAGGCGATTCATTTGAATGATGATGCGACCAACAAGGCCGTTCCACGGACTTATCAAATCGTTAGGCAGATTAAGGAACATTGCGAGAAACGGAAAATTCTCCCTGAGAATTTAGCGGTCGATGCCACCGGAGCGGGAGCCCCTTTTTGTGATGTGCTGGCGGGGGAGTGGGCTGGGACTTTTATGCGGGTGAGTTTTGGGGGTAAGCCTAGTGATAAGCGGGTCAGCATGAGTAGTAAGCTCACGGGGGTCGAGATGTACACAAATCGTGTATCCGAGATGTGGTTCGTGGGAAAAGAATTGATGCGGACAAAGCAGATGTTCGGGGTGGGGCCAGACTTGGCTCAAGAGATCACGGGGCGAAATTACGATTTAGTTAAAACAGGGTCGCTCAAGGTGAAGATCGAGCCTAAGCCTGAGTTTAAGGGGCGATTCGGCAGGAGCCCCGACTTGGCGGACGCTGCATTTCTGGCCCTCGACTGTGCTCGCCAGCGTCTTGGTCTCGTAGCGATTGACCCCCCACAAGCGGATTCTGGAACGGTCCGCCCACCTGTAACTATCAAGCAGTTGGATAGCGCGCTAAGCAACCCTGAGGCGGCATTGCTGGATTGACTTATAATCCCTGAAATATAGTATACGGCATGGCTGAAGTGGATGCAGTTACTAAATCGCGTCAGGATTTTGCAGAGGTTCTTCGTAAACACCGCATAAAAGGAATGGGCCGTGCGGATATGCTGGATAGGTGGGAACAATTAGGTCCCTCTGGGTTTGGGGCGACCCTTGGGGCTTCTCCCGAGATCGACCCGGAACTTGACGATATTGACTCGAAAAAATACCTCGATCCCGACAAGTTTAAGACCTTTGTTGACAAGATGTACTCGGGGAAGATGGACACTGCGAGGGACAGACAGCAAAGAAGGCAAATCGAACGCAGCGATTTTGCACGGCAACAGAAGTCGCGTAAGCTGGACCGGGAAGCTGCATTTACGGATAAGATGGACCGGCAGCGTAAGGAGAGTGCCGCGAAGTTTGGTGTAAAACACGAGGTGGAAACTCCCGGTTTGGATAGGATCGCCGCGATGCAGGACGCACCTTTTGGTACAAGCACCGCTCATGCGGGGGAAATTGCCAAGGGGGTTGGGCAACAGTCTAGGCGGACGGTAACTCCTAGGTCGGCAGCTTTTGGAGCTGAGGCGCGCGCCCACGAAAGGGCCGGAAATAAAGCGGAGGCGGCAAAAGCCCGTGCTGCACAGTTTGCGGAACGTCGCGGGGAACCCAACATCAGGGGGCAGGTAGAGAAACAGCGAGAGAGGGAGCGCGAACGAGACGCTAGAGAGAAACATCTAAAAGATAAGGCAGCTAGGGAGGCTGATGCAGCTGCAGCCAAAGCGAGAGCCGAAGCTGAGAAAAACAGATAGCGATGGCCGAACCAGACCTTAAGCAGGGCGTAGACGCCCTTAAGAATAGATTTGATCTGGAGGCTCCTGTTACTCGCGAGGAACGGGATGCCGAAAGAATTCACTATGAGCGGTACATTGCCCCGCGTCTGGAGAGCATTACGGAATCTTATGACCGTATAACCAAGCGGAGACAGGATGCCGAGATGCACAAACTCAAGACGGCAGAGGTGGCCGCTAGTATTGCCAAACTAAAGGAAAAAAAGGATACAGACGAACAGGATCAAGCGGGGTTGGCCGCGATCCACAAGAGCTGGAGCGATATTAGCGAGATAATTGATAACATAGGCGTTGTCCCCAACCCCGACGATCTTGAGGGGGTTTTCCCCCGCACATACGTTCCAGCATCGATTCCCCAGATGCGGGACGCCCTTCAGCAGGCACGAAATATGTATAACAATTTTGGTTTAAGAACCCGCATCCTAAATAGTACTGACAAAGTAGGGTTTGAAAAAATGTTCGCGGACAAAATCTCTCAAGGAGAGAAATTCATAGCGACCACCGAAACGCGACGGAAAGAGTCGTCGACATTGATGGCGGACTACGAGGACCTGCTGAATTATGACAGCTCAGATATCATAGACGACAAGGGTAAGGTTACTGGTAATACTGCTGACCAGTACAAAGCCGCGCGCGGTAGATTTGAATCTACTCACAACATGAATGAGTTCAGATCTGTTATTAGCCGGGGCAAGAAAAGACTTAACCAGAATCGCGACCGCATGGAGGTTCGTATTAAAAGAGTGGACGAGCTGTACGACAAAGTAGCTAATAAACGCAAGTTCGTAGCTACGACCGAGGTGCTGCGGGAAGGTCAACAAATTGAGGACCAAGTTATACGCCGGGTACCAAATGACCCCATATTTGTTCGGAGCATATATAAAGAGTATCTCTCTTTGCTGGGGGACCGCGCAAAAGATCCAGCGGATTTTGAGCGGTTGGTTGGGAAATCTAGGACTGCGGCAGAAGCCCAGCTGAACAAAGGCCACGGCGATCAAACTTTAGAATCCGAAACGCCCTTCGATGAATTTTCTAATACGCTGTATAAGAGGATTATTGATTATATGGCCGAAGAGAAAAATACTCTAGAGGAGGACGCGAGGGCCATAGGCGTATCTGTCCCCCGCGGAGCAGACACACAAGTGTCCCCCTCGGCTGAAAGAATCGTAGAGGATAAGTTAAATTCCCCATAACCATTAACCACATAATTAAGCATGGCGTTGACCCATCTTGATAAGCTGCCTTCCTATGAAGAATGGAAGGAGAACAACCCTGTTGATGCTAGAGGTATCCCGCTTGGACAGGACGAATTACAACTCCGAGCAGGCTATGCACATTATCTTCTGCAGCAGGCTAAGAGCCCACCCAAGGGATTTGAAACGCCAAATTCTGACGAGTTGGGCATGGTGGGCAATAAGGTCGCGAATTTTATTGCCGACGCTCTGGAAGAGCGAACAGATGAGGGAGTAGCTAAAGCTTTTGATGAATTTTACTCAGTTCCGGCTGAAGAAAAAGCCGAACGGATTTTCCGTGAGCAGGTTGATGGGGGAGTTGGGGGGACCGCGCCGCCGTATATTCTCTTAAGCGAGGCTGTAAATGGGCACGAACTAAGAGCCCAACTTGATGCCCAGTTTTTTGATCCAAACGAATATTTCAGGATCACTGACAAGATTGATAAGATCAGCGGCCCCAATAAACGAAAGCCGACAGTCCGAATGGACTACGTTGGGGGTAAAGCCATATTTAGGAGCGAGGCCGATGACCAGCCTGACTTGTGGTCTGTATCAGAAGAAGAGCGGGCGTATGTAGATCAGTTTTCTGATCTTGTTTCACAGTATTCTGAAAAAATTTGGCCAGACTATAAACAGCTAGTGCACCGCCGTTTGGGGGCCAGTGTTGTTGAGATTCCCGTTACAGATCCTGATACGGGAGACACGGGGGCTGGGTTTATCTTTGCGGATAATGTTCCAGAAGAAGAAAGAGAAGCCTCTGTTGACCGAGCAGTACGAGAAGGTCTACTGGACTTCCGAAATAAAGACCACGTTCTTGATGTTTTTGCTAACGGCTTAAAACTAAAAAATAGCGACGAGCGGCTCCCTGTAAAATCGGCAAATTATTTTGAGGCCCAGAGAATGATCGGAACCGCCCTTAAAGAGGGTAGCGAGCATTCTAGGAGTATGATGCTGCAGCTACAAAATTTAGTACAACAGGTTGTGTTATCCCACTCCAAGGCTGGTGGGGATGTCCCGTCTTTTGTAGAAAGCGGAGCGGGTAGTTTTGTCCCCCAAACCGAGCTGGTAGAAACGGATAGGAAAGGATTTCTCGCGAAGATCGGTAGTATGGGGCGCGCGCAGGAAATTACTAACCAGAATTACGAGGGGGCCATAAAAGATTTTCGGTCTATGTTCCGGGGTTCGTCTGAGCATCTAAGCGACGAAGTTATCGCTAAAGCTTTTCAGACTACCGCTTACAGGATGGCCAGCCTTAATACGTTATTGCCGTACCATGAAGCCAAAATGCGCTTTGTGTCAGGTTCTGAAAAAAAGCGGGAGGTAGATTCCGCCACACGCATTGCTCAGAACATATACACAACAGAGTTCGGTGAAAAAATTATTCATCCGGGGCTACTGGTATCAAAGATTGATTTTGAAGTTCTTCAAGAGAACGCTGAAGAGTTCGGGACAACAAAAGAGGCCCTGACCATTAAGCGTCTCGCGTACTTGCAGAGTAAGTATGACTATTTCCTAGCGAACATCTTCAACTCTACCGCGGACATCCGAAACTCATGGATTGCCCACGTAGGGAAGACAACTGACGGCACCCAATCAGAACTCCTTGAAGTGTCTCCGGGTCAATGGGTCGGAGGAGAGGGGGATGCGGAGGTGTTGGCTAGTTGGCTGGACTCTGAAACGGGCAGGAATTATTGGAATAGAACGGCGAGAGCGGCGTCACAGGGTGCGGGGGACCTCGCGGGGGCTCTAGGAATGTTCGCTGGAAGTCTTGGAGGGGACGCCGTGGATTTCTGGACTGGGGGTAATCAGTATCTAGACGAGGGACCGACTACAGGGCTGGAAAAAAGTAGCGCACAACTTCTTGCGATCAGTGCGCGGGAACGGCAAGCTGACCGGGCCATTGCGTCTATGTTTGGACGTAAACACACGTTCGCGGATACGGCGTCTACGATGGCCGTCCCCCTCGTTATAGATATCGGGGCATCTTTTGCGCTCGCCGCGCCTACAGCCGGTGTAGGATCAACAGCGTATGCTTCAGCTGCATTAGCTAAACACGGACTCACGGCGACAGCCAAATCATATGTTACAGGGGCCTTCGGGTTTGGTCTTAGAAACATTCTTAAAGACGGCGCAGAAGACACTATACGCCTATCCTTGGAAAAAGCGTATGCAAGGGGTTACATCAAGACACTTCCGTCAGTTAAAGGAATCGGCCTTGTGGACCCCGGAGTAGATAAGATGTTGCCGGGGTGGTCGGGTTACGTTCTTGGGCCGAAAGGCAAAGTCCCCCTAAAAAGTTCTTATTTGGTGGCCACCGAAGGTAAGCTTGCTAAACAGACTTTGGGGAACTTACCGCAGGGAGTTCTGCCCAAGCGGTTTGTTGAGAACGTAATTAAAAACTCGGGCTCAGTTAAAAGGGTCTCAGCCGCCCTGCCCATGTCAATGCGGTCGGAAGCAGCGGTCGACGCCCTCACGGCGATTGGCCGGGGGATTAGAGCGGGTCAGTACCCCGCGATTGCAGCTCCCGCATTCCTGCGGTCGTCCGCGCATACGTATGGGGATATTCATATGGCGCTGCAAGGCGCAACTGGGGCTGATGGGAAACCCTTGTCTTCTGAGGAGATCCACGACCGCGCTTTTGGCGGTGCGGTAATGGGCGGATTCTTTACCGTGGCCACTGTGGTGGGGCTTCAGCGTATAGGCATGGGGGGTTTGGAAGACTGGGTTACTGGAGGTGCGACTGTTAAGCAGGTCCGCAGGGTTTTTGAGAAACTACGAGATAAAAAATATGGGAGTTTTTCTCACTTTGTTCAGGACGTCACTAAAAGGGTAGTCGGGGACGGGCTCAAGTTTGGGTTTTTGCGTAGTCCGGTAGCCAAGGGCACGGCTTTTGAGGCACTTCAAGAAGGATCGGATGCGTTTCTCAACACCTTTGCACGATCTTTCGCCATGACATTTACCTCGGCCTCCGACTGGGACCGACCTTTTATGGACCGTCTAAAGGAGGGAGGAATGGGGGCCATCTACGGGGCCGTGCTCGGAGCTGGTGCACCTGCAGCCGTAAAGGGTTTCCGCGGCCTGACAGGTCTTTTTAAGAGTGAGGGGCAACGAGAACAAGAGCAGCTGCAGGTGCAGCGGGAGACGCTACCCAAGATTGCTAGAAAAATTCACAAGCGCGTGGTTAAGGAACTCAAACAAAGTGGGAGTCCTAAAACTGCCACTACGGTAGAGGAAATACTTAAAGGTCTGGAAGCTGCCGCTGCTGGGGGGACTGTCTCAGAAAAAACTGTTGCTGCGCGGCTAGAAGAGCGCGCTAAACAGCGAGAGCAGGATAAGGATGCGGTAGAGAGCGACCACGACATAAATACAGCCAACAAGATCGAGGAAGAGATTATCGACCTGCAGATAAAATTAGCTAAGGCAACAACTGATGAAGAAAAACAAACAATAGCAGACGAAGTAAAAACTCTTATAACTGAACTTGGGATTCTTGAGGCCAAATCAGCTGCCGCGTCTACTGGCGATCCAGAGGCAGAACAGGGTAAAAAAGATGACGCCGAAAGTGCTGAAGCCGCCTCAGATGCGGAACCAGAACATTTACAGGAAGCCAATACCCGCGCCGCACTTGAAGCCATTGGCCTTATTATACAGGACTCGGCTAACCCAGAAGCCTTTAGGGCGGCAGAAGTAGATCTTGCTAATTTCTTTAATGTTATTGCTGACCCATCCAAAGCGGATGAAGCAGATCGCGAAGCCGCTTTAGCGGTGGTAGATAAGGCGTTCAAAGAAAAGCTGGGGGAGACCAAGGAGAACTCTGATAGAGCCGCCCTCAAGGAGGCCAAGGGGTACCTTGAAGAACAGCTAACAAAAGGGGTTACTGAGGACGCCGCGGGAGGGAACCTTGAGAACGCCGACGAAGAAAAGGTACGAGGTGCTATCGAAGAAACGCTGCTTGAAGATGCTGGTGAGGACACCTCACTTTCGGGTACGGGAGACTCCACTGTTTCTGTTTCTGACAAGGCACAGCTTGTTGAGGGGGTCTTCCAGAGACTTAAGTCCGCTGAAAGTGAAAAGGCTCTAGAGTTTAGGAGAACAGATGAAGAGCTTGAGCACGCCGCGCGCGCGTTTGTAGACAAGGCCATGCAGCCTATGCGACCGGATCTTAAGGAACAAGAAGATCTTCGCGCGATTGATAATATAGAAGAAGAGCTTTTGGACAGGCTCGCCGGATTGCGGGAAGAGTTTGAAAGCCTGCATGACGCGCAAAGCAGAAGATTAGGAACGAAGGGTTACAAAGCTGGTGGCGGGCACCAAGGCCGACCAATAAGATCAATATTATTAACCGAACAGCCAAATACTGCGGTCATCGCGGATGTCAGCAATCTTATTGCTGCCAAAGAAGAAGCTTTTAATGATCCCGAAGCAACGGAGCGTCCCGCTCGCCAACAGGAACTGACTCTTCTTAGATCTCTGGGGGATGTTTTGACGGCGTTCAAAACAATTAACGACCGACGGGCTGAGATTGAAGGTGAAAGCAGACGCCAACAACAGTTGGAAGAACAGATTGAACTTGAGCAAGAGCGCGAGCGCGTTGCTGCCTTAAGAGCAGCGGCGGCGGAAGAAGCCGCGAAGAAGAAAGCTGCGAAGAAGAAAGCCGCGAAGAAGAAAAAAGGGAAGCAGCCGCCAGAGCCAGAGCCAGAGCCAGAGCCAGAGCCAGAGCCAGAGCCAGAGCCAGAGCCAGAGCCAGAGCCAGAGCCAGAGCCAGAGCCAGAGCCTGAATCGCTAGAAGAACCTCCTGCTCCCGAACCTCTACGAGAAACATTTGAGCAGAACATGATCGTCGCAGGGGCATTGAAGTCCCGATCTGAGGGCAACTGGCCCGTGGCTGTGATGGGCATACCGAATTCTCTTCACCTAGACCAACAGTCTAAAGCGGCCACCGCCCGCAAAATTCTAAGGGAGGTTACAAAAGACCACCCTATTATAGGCGGCGACATTACAGATAACGAGACTCCGATAGGGTTTAGACCCCGCAAAAAAGAAGAGGTAAGGCAACAGTTAGAAGAACACGGAGTAGTTATTCCCGACAAACAATGGATGGGCGGTAAGGGCGTGCGCTCTTCCGGGTATAAGTTCGGTAGTGCCACGGTGTGGCTAATCGACGATGTTGACGGAGGTATCTTTGATAATGGGGAAGGAAATAGACCGAACGAACCCGTTATTCTTTTTAACAACGACCCGCGCGCAATGGCGGGGGCCATGAATAAATTGGGGCATTATTCTATTCCGATCCCAGAGGGATTTAGCGGTGATAAAGTAAACAAGACTTTCCGGGGAGACCGCGCAGGAGAAACCTTATCCCAAGATACGAAAGAAGTTTACGACATTTTCTATCCCGTTGGTTCCGACCTTTCTAAAGAAACCAGTATTCTTGGAAACAAAGAGCGGAGCAGGGTTGCTAACCCAGAAGTTACTACGAGCAAAATTAGCCAGACGGTTCAGTTCTTGATGCACTTTGTTAACAAGGACACTGCTCTGGAAATCAGAGTAGACGAGAACAAACTTGATGCAAAGGAAGCCCCTAGCACTTCAAATAAGGTAACTATCGGAGCGTATATCAGGATACTAGCTGATTGGGTCAACAATAACTATACCAGTATTCAGATCCCTACCACGAAGGAAAAGCTGAATCTTATTGAAGGGATAAATGATCCCGAACGAGGGGCGCGGGAAAGGCAGGACATAAGAAACTTGTTTTTGACTGGGCTGGCCGCGCGCGCGGAACGTGCGGCGGTTGAGGTAGCTCTTTTACAAGCAATGGAAAATAAGCGCGAAGACCAGAGTGATGCTGATGCGCTTGTAGCTGCAATAAATGATAACGTCACTATCCCTGAGGATATGGCAAGGGACCCCATGTATGTCGCGGCCTTGAAGATATTCAAGTCGATGGCAGGGGAGGATGTTTCTGTTGAGTCTGGGAGAGGTGCCGCAGCTTTTGCCTTATCTGAGTTTTTGATGGGATCACGGATTGCGACTTCGACAGCTCTTGAAAAGGCACTTGATAAAGACCCCGAAATAGACGCAGTAGAATTTATTCTGGGTAAAGTTGCTGAAAAATTAAAGGCATCTACGCGGGGCGATACCCCGCGCAACAAGGGGGCTGCGACCCCATCAGCAGAGGCGCGTCCCAATCAAGTAATTAGACCAGTACCCAATCTCTTCAACCCCGCACGGGACCTCATCAAACTACAGGTAAACCGCGCGGTGCAGCTCTACGCAGACAAGGGTGTGCGTGGTATGTCAAACAGTTCGCAGAGTTTAGATCAGGCAGACACCGTTGACAGTTTTAGGGCGGAAGCTTCTGGACAAGTTGATGAAGAAGAAATCAAGGGACACACTGCCGATGTACAAGAGGGTGTAGGCCCCCGTGCGGATGAGGGCGTCGGGCTAGGTGATTTGGGGGGTGGTCAAGCAAGCGCACCAGATGTGGGAGAAGGCGAAGGTGTTGGAGAAACAGATAAGCGGGAGGCTACGGAAGAGTCACTTGAATTACAGAAACGTAAGGAGGCGCTCCCCGACTTTGAGCCGATAAAGATCGGGTTGGCTTCCGCGTTAAGAGCTGTTCTAGATGAAAGTCTTGAAGCCAACGCGGCGCTGAATGAGTTATATGAAGCACTCGATACAGTAGTTGAGATGCGCGGGGCTCAGACGGCCCTACAAAAATATATAGAAATTGCCGTAAGTCTTCAGAATGTATTGTTAGACCCTTCTGTTGCCGAAGACGCGGGTTCGGAGTTACGTTTGATCCGCGGAGAATTTTTGAACGCTTTCGCGCTAGCTGTTAAAGATTCAAAACATGGTTTGTTGGCCTTGGCAGAGCTTTTCTCCACTAATGTTATACAAACCAAGGATGTAAAAAATACCTTGAAGGGTCTGCGGGAAACTCATTTCACCCAAGCTACTGACACTGTTGGGGGCGCGTCTCTCGACCAGATCGCGGAAGTAGTTACCCTTGAGCGGGCAGTTAGGGGGTCGAGAGCCCCATCATTTGTAGCTCAGATGCACCAAGCGGCTGCGGTCAAACTCAACCTAGAGGACATAGCCGAGTTAGGGCTCATTGACGGGGATATGAATACCGTTATATCGGCTATCCAAAAACTAGCCTTTGGTTACGACGAAGCTCTCGATGAGGCGACGGGGTTCAACTTGGAAGATTTTGTGGAGGAGGGATTTGTTGGGAAAGCGTCTCTGGACCCCAACCTCCAGCTCGCCGCGCGACTGCTTTATGCTTTCCGCGAAGAGCTTAGTGAACTTGATTTCAGAATTATTCGGGGGGGGACACACTTCGCAGGTAGTTTTACACCAGCGGGGGGTCGCGCAGCAGCGGGCGATGTTTACCCTGACTACCTGCCCCGTGGCACCATTTACTTGAACCTGAACGCCCGTTATGGGGAAGGTGTAGGTTCGGTTATACTGCATGAAGTTGGCCACGCGGTCTTTGCTCAGATAATGAGCAGGGCCGATGCCGAGCTTACGCCCGCACAAAGAGCTGCGCGTAAGCAGATGGAAGTTCTTTATGACAGGACACATAAGGCATGGCTTAAAGCAAAAGCCCGCGGCAAAGCTGACCCGCTGATGGACTATGTGTTCGGGACGGGACGTAGGGTGGTCCGCGGCACAGATGAAGGTGGGCTAATAGACCCCCTTACGGGCCTTCAAGACCCAGAACAATACGCGCCTGTCGGAGTTGTCGCGGCTGGCGAAATCGTCCCCGCGGGTACTGCAGACGAGGACTTGGATTTAGGGGGCCTTATAGGCGAGCCAACAGATATAATCTTACCCCGTGCGATAGGTTATGAAGAGTTCTTTACGACGTTTATTAGTTCGGCTGCTTTCCAAGCGGCAACCCGCAAGATCGCGGTGGAGAACAGGAGTGTGTTCCGTCGTATGATGGATCTTCTGGTTAAACTTGTTGATGGGAAAACCAAGGTAGAGCGCGAAGCCGCCGACGCTCTGGAATCGGTATATAATTTTACCAACTTCAAGGACGCGGCAGAAAATACTCCTTACATATCTGCCACTCTCGATGAAGAACAGGTGTTTGTGAACCAGCAGGTCAATGAGCTGGTTAAGAATCACAACCGTGGTCGCAGAGCGCATAATCATATGCGGGACATACTTGGTTTAGATATGACCCCCGTGAGTATTGCAGAAGATCCCCTGCAGTTAGACCGTCACCGGGGCGTTGACGGACGCCTCCGTAGTACATGGTTCAAGGGAGTCTCCCCAGAAGCAGAGGTTGAGCGCGCTCTTTGGGACAAGTATATTATCCTGCGAGAGGAACACACCCAAAAAGGCCATGATGAGTGGGACGGGTATACTCCAGATGAGAGGGTTGCGTGGAACGATTGGAGACGAGAGTTGGAGAATAAACAACAACGTCTGGTTTTCGATAGACTTTTCAAGGATGAGGTCGCTCGGCAAGCACCTGAGGGGGTGCGTGTAATCTATGTCGAAAGCGGTGATAGAGAACCGGGGGGTACCCAACCGGTTACTGAACTTGCTTACCAAACAATATTAGAGTCGGAGTTCAAAGCAGGGACGAACAAACCGGGGCTTGAGGGCTCTGCTGTGGTATTTGTGATGGATAACATATTCCATTCAACGAATCGGGGTGGGCTCAATACGGGATACTTGGGAGCTGTTCTAGGGGGTGAGCAGAGTTATTACCCCAAACTCGTCGGAGGTTCAAAGGCAAGGAAGGACCCCTCATCACTGGGTGATCCTACCTCTTTGCTCTCTATCCCGTCCCCCGATGCCCGCCTGCTGAATTTTACAGTGGCACAAGAAGAAAAAGAAGGGGACCTCCACGAATTCGCGGGGTTTGAATTAAACCCTGAGGATAGAGCCCGTGAACGTAAGAGGATATCTATCTTAAGTGCATATAGGATTAAAGACGAGATAGGTACTATCGTTTCCGAAGAATTTATTCACGCGGTAGAGGATATGGTTATCCCCCAAGAATTGAGGGATGCGGTCATAGAAGAACTAGGGGAAGAGGGCATTATTGAAATGGCCCATGATTATCAAGGGTATTCGGCCCGCCATAGGGGGCGGCTTGGAAAGCCAGAGGACAACGCCGCGTTTCAAGAAACCCTAAACGAAATACGGGAGGGGTTTAAGGACTTTAGGAAGCGCCCCCGCCCCGTTGAGGGTAAGCGAACTACACGATACCGGTACCCGTACATACTGGGAGGAATGCTTTCCGAAGGGCTACGAAGTGCAGTGCAGGACCGAATAAGATCAGGACTCTCTACAGAGAGAACACGCCTTACGCACACTCGGTTCGCACCAAATTCTGATAGGGAGTCCGTCCCGTATGATCCGTCTAGACCTATCTTCATGCGCTTGGTTAAGCGGCAGCTTACTGGGGTATTCAATAAGCTGCTTTCTCGGATGACGGATTTCAGATTTAAGATGGGGGATTCTGTGCCCAACCCTAGATTTCTTGAAATGGTTCAGCGGGTCCATATTAACCTTAAGCTACTCCAAGATGGGGAGCTGGAGCAGCTTGGGATACGCTCCAATTTAGAAGGTCAGTATGGGCAAAAACTGGGGGGTCCAAAGTTTGACCCGGAGAACCCTACTGCGGGTATTAAAGCCACTTTGAATTCCTTTGACCGCGCCGACCGCATTGCACAGACGCGGAGGGCCAACAAAAAACTAAGCCCCGAAGAGAACGAAGAGCTTAAGCGAGACATGGAAGCTTTGCTTCGGGCAGACCTCGTTAGCTCTCTTGAAATAGGCCACCTTTTTGAAAATGGGGAGTTCAAACATATATCTGATATTGACGGTAAGTGGGGCACCAAGTACGCCAAGCAATTTGCGACTTGGTTAGCGCGTGGAAAGCAAGATCCGCGGGTAATGCGGATACTGAAAGACTATGAGCGTTGGTCTGAGGCAGTTAATTCCCTGTTAAAAACAGATATGCTGCGTATGGAGAAATTCCTTAAACAAGCATACGGAGGAAACCCATCCTCCGAAGTGTTGAGCGCGCTTAACACCGCGTCAGGAACAACTGACAGTCTGGATATTGATGACGCAACCAAAGCGCGTGTGCGGGCACAGTTTAATGACGCCGTTGCGCGTGTTAGAAAAGATGTCCGAGATAATAAGCGCCCAGCCGAACACATATCACCTGAGGCAATCGCGGGTATGCGTACTATCTTGGTAAGCAGGGTGGAGGAACGGTTGAGACTTAGTTTAGTTGAAGAGTTTAAAGTAAAACAGCAGCAGGCCATAACTTTCTTGGAGGAGAGCACACCTCGAAACCCTCAGCAAGGCGTAGACGTCGCCAGTGCCATTCTAGCTACACGCGCGACTATTGATAGTCTGAGTAAACTTATCAGTAAGCAGTACAAACTTACTGATGTGAAGGGTGGGAAGATAGGGCTGATCTTTGATCGTATGGCGGGCATCTATCTAACAAGGGGATACCGCGCGCATAATGACATTGCGTACTTGCGGGAAGTGATGAAGCCAGATGGTAGATTCCAAGATCGGAGAGATGCCTCTTTGCCGTTCTTTGAACATCAACAGGTGAAAGTCCAGAAGAAGATTATAAAGCGGCAACTGGAAGCATTGATTGAAAGTCTGGACAGTGGGGTCAAGTTCCCAGACCCCGCCGAAGAAGCGGAAGCGAAAATTCTTAAGAGTCTCTCCAAGAAAGAGTTCAACAAAGTTGTAACAAAGCGAGCGGAGGATGTAGTCTCTGAAGATAATAAAGGTGTTGCAGCTCTAAATGAATTTTTAGCTACTTTAATGGATACCGCCCAAGGAAAACGGGTAGATTTTAAGGACGTCAAAAAGAATCAGGGTGCGGAAGTAGCTAACCTCACGCGGGTCCAAGTAGATAACCTCCGATCCAAAGGCGACATGGACGAGGGGGTCAGGTATCTTCTGGGACAGTTCGGTCTTGAACGTACCGAGGACGGATCTTTTGAAGAGCATGGCTTGGCCAGTCTCTACACAACAGTAACTATGCAGGTTCGCATGGCTGAGTCCATGACCTTCCTTAATGATCTCAAGGAGGTGGGAGGCGTGAGAGACGGCGATTTAAAAAACGCCTTTGTATACACGTACGAAGAAGCACAGGCGGCGGGGTTGACGGAAGAAGGTGCCCGCCCATACGTTAATTTTAGAACAGGGCTTCCTCTCAGACCACTTAGTAACAAAGAAGAGGGCTCGGGGTTTGTGTCCCTGTTTGATCCTTCTTTGGATATGTATGTTCCTGAGGATCTTTACACATCCCTGCAGGCTTACCAAGCTGCAAGCCGTGGTAACGTGGCTACCACCATGTATGACTTCGCGGAGCAGAAGAACAATAATATGCTTATTAAAGGGGCGGCGCACATGACGAATGCGTTCCTTAAGCTGAACTCGGTATTCATGTTCTCTAAAACCATAGCGAATGTACCCGCATACCATTTTAGAAATGCACTCACTGCCCTTACATCCTATGGCATGGCGGCGTTGGTTAACCCCACTAGGATCGTAGCTGAGTTTGCAATGGCCTTTGGGAGATCTAGAATCGCGGCACCCGGTGAGAGTAAGTTAAAGGCTCTTGCTATAGGGCGAGACCCGCGCTTAAGAACTACACGGCAAGTACTGTTCCAGAGACTCGGCATCGACCAGAGTCAGATAGACTTGAACTACTTGTCCCAGATGGCTACCCAGAACAGTAAGAACCCGTACGGTATATTCTTTGACGGGACCAAAGAACTCATGGCCTTGGCTCCCGAGGATATGTCCGAGGAGAATCTTGTTAAGAAGGGTTTCTTGAAACTAACCAAGGGGGGAGACTATATATTAGGAGGTGGCTTCCGGCGGTTGGCAGATTTTGCTCAAGGGATCGACGCCGCAGGAAAAATAGCGATGTATAAATCCGAACGTAAGGCGCTCAGGAAAGCGCGTGCGTATGATAGGAAAAACAAGGTGGACACCGGATTCCTGAATATGACCGATGAACAGCTGGAATTTGAGGCTGCGCGTAAGACCAGAGCCATGAGCCCTGTGTATTCCGAAGCGCCCAACTTTGCTAAGACGCTCCGTAGGTTTAATGCGTTTCACGCAGACCCGTTCCTTTCGTTCTGGCTGGATCAGTTCAGGATTGTACACAATCAGATGCGGGCCATCCCGAAAGAAGAGATGGGAAGTGACAACCCAGTTATGCAGGCGCGGGGAGCCCGAAGACTTGCTGCCGCGGCCACAGTGCATGGAGGTATTTCCATAGCACTACCCATTGCGTCGGCTGTTCTTCTGGGGATCAACCCCACGGACGACGAAGAAGAACTTCTCAAGGAGGCTGCTCCATCGTGGGGTAAACTTAACCAGTACATTTATCTGCCGGGGGACCTGTTACAGAAAGTATTGGGTTTCACGGGGGCTGGCTTTAAACCAGACCGTTTATACTCTCTCGACCTCACTTACATTAACGCGGCCTCCCCTGTATTCGACGGGACAACCGCATCTGTTCTGGAGATCCTCAGAGGCGACTATAAAACAGCAGCACTGAATCTCTGGCAGGGGTACACTCAGAGGTTTCTCAATCCGGGGTTCATTAGGTCTACCCTTAAAGAGTCTTATGAGAATAAAGACGGTCGTGTTTACCATGATAGTGATCCTCCTAAGACACGGATACTGAAGGGCCTCAGCCATTTCGCGCAACGAGCAGTTGAGCCGGGTAATGTTAGGCGGCTGCGCGAGTGGGAAGCGAGTCAGGGGGCTGATGATGAAACTCTCAAGAGATCTCTTGAAGAGACCATCACTCAGATCATGCTGCCAGCGGCCCCCCGCGAGGTGCGTCTGGATCTTGCGCTATACAAAGCAGCAGCTTCCCGAAGAAAGGAAGAGGTCACCCTTGTGCAAGGTGTTTACCAAGTACTAAGAGATGGTACTCGGGACATGGACGGTCCGAAAGGGGACCGTGAGATTGAGATACTGGCAAAACGTGTCATTGAGCAACGTAAACGCTTTGATGCCGAACTGTCCGACATGGTGCAAACAGCTATAGATATGGAAGCGGGGGCAATAACCCGCAGAGAAGTTATGGCAAGATTCAAAAACGCGGGGTTTGGTCCTGCCCGACTGCGTGGCATTGTTGATTACCATGCGACAGAAAGATACCTGCCCAGTGTGGCTATCCGTGCGGAGTTCAACTCGGAGGAGGGTTTCAAAAAAGACCGTCTAAAGAGGTTCACGGAAGCTCTCCTTAAACACGGACCGAAGGCACGTTTCACCCACTCCGAGACAGGCAGAAGGATAGTTATCGAACGTAAGTAGGTTAGTATTATTCAGCGGTCCATCTGCCGAACCACGGTCAGGCGGCTGGCTATCTTCTTGCCGAGATCATCGGGGTCCATGTGACCGAAGAACGGATACCCGAGGACGTCCCCCTCTATCGGGAAGATCCGTATGGAATCAGGGATCACTTCACCCCCCGCTACCACACCGTCGATCATGATCGGCAACCCGCTGGGGTAGAACTCACGTATCATTTCAATCATAGTTCCGGTATCTCAGTTGGAGTTAGTTGCTTGATGGCCAGTTGGAGCTTATCCAAGTCCGCTTCTGCTATGGGGTGTTCCAGTTCCCACGGTCCATAGCCACAGGCGATTGCGATTGCGTGGGCATAGCTGTCTCGTTTTTCTGAACTGTATGTTGTCTTTGATCGAAGGGACATGACGGGGGTATAGGTAATCACCGCCCATCCATTGACCGCTTCGTTGTCTGGTTTAGACTGCATCTTAACGGGGACTCCGTTAATATCAATCACCTGCATATTTATCTTTGGGGGTATACTCATGGTCTCTTGAAGGTCATTCCATCCGAGAATGGGATGGGGTTGCGGTCAGGCCCGATAGATACCCACCACTTAAAGTCTTCCTGACTCACCCAGAAGTCTAATCCGTAGGCACTGGCAGTGTCGTTCATTCTTCTTTTGGTGGTGGCTGTTCTCCAACCACCAGAGTTCAACGTAATGGTGCCCTGTGTGAACTCCACTACGTTCGTATCGTGGTAGCGAACGGCGGTCTTCAGACCCATCTTGTCAGACAGGTCGAGTACCTTCGTCGCGGCCTTTCCCTTGAAGGGATTACTCATGCTCATTTGTTTGTTCTTTGTACTTGGTTAATGCTTCCTCCATACGGGCAGCGAGGTCCGCTAGCCAAGGTCCAGTGGACACGGCATTGATAGTCAGACTTGTGCTGATGTCCTTGATCTCATCAAGGAGTTCGGCAGTTGCTTCCCGTTCCCTGCATAGTGTTGAGTTGCTCATGGCTTGGGGTCGTCTGTCCGCTTCCGTCGCAGGACAAGAAGCAGGGTTAAGGGTACAAGAATCAGGAATAATAATTCATTCATGGTCTTCAGATACCGGTGGTTTGTTCGCGGTTACACGAATCGTGGTACAGGATGGGGATGCATCGGAATCGATGCCTCGGGCGGCTACCTGATTGAGGAGATGCACGATGCTTACACGGGTGTTATCAATGTCCCATGTTACGACCTGTGTTTCCTCATCAGGGAACTCACGCTTAACTTCCTTCAATGCCCGTTGGGCGGTGGCTTTTTTGTCAAACCATTCGCGGCCTTCGGAGCATCCTACTTCATATATCTTCATGTGTTTATTGTGGTTTAGTTTATCCAAGGAGAGTCATGGTTGATTCAGCTTCTGCTTCTGCTTCTGATTCGATAGTCGCAGCAGGGTCGGCCATCTCGGTAGCTGCAGCAGTCCGAAGAACCGCAAGGGATTCCTCGTTCTCATCAGTCAGGCTGAACCCGAAGGGCTTAGGCTCGGCAAAGCCCAGCCGCTCAAACAAGTCTACAAGCATAGACCAGTTGGCCCGTAGCTTGGTAAAGCTTGGTATATCCAGACCCATGAAGCACTCGTTGGATTGATACAGGGTGTCATCACTACACATCTGGTCCCAACGATCCTGTTCCTTGCGACAAGCCTCTGGGTAATCATGCCGGTACTGGTCACTATCACGGATGCAACGGGTCTTCCAGTTTTTGTCCACTACCTTATACAGATCCCTGTCACCGCGATAAGAACTGGGCATAATAAACGGGAACTCCTCCTCTACCATGTGAGACAGGACATAATCTAAGCCCTCCCCGACTGTATCTGTGTTAACCTTTTCATTACTATAAGCCTCCCGTAAGGATGTTGAGAACGCCGCCCACCTGTCCACATATTCAAGAGGCTCCTCGGTAAGGACCGCTTTCTTGATTGCCTCAAGCGCGGTCTCAAGTTTCTTCAACTCTGGTGAGTTAAGATACTGGGTCGCATATGCCCCGAATGAATTGCGGGCGTTGACCCTTACCGCACAGTTGTTGGTGAGGTAGTGCGCCCAGCCCAGTTGCCAGTTGCGTTCGGCCTTGTCTTTGCCGCAGACATCCACAAAGATTTTCTGAAATACTCGGAGGAGTATGTCCATAGGATCTACAGTGCGAGTCCTTGCGGGGATGCGTACCCCATGCATGGCTACTACCGGAAGGCGCAGGATACAGGAACCATACAGCTTGTCGTATGCCCACTTGGCATCACGGCGAGCGAACAAGGTATTGCTACTGAACAGTGACGACCAGCTACCGGGCGCAGCTGCACCAACAAATAGCCAGTCCGCCTCATCATCTACCCTCTTGGTTACGGAATCGGGGAGGGCCACAATCATGGGCACCCAGTCCTTTCTTGTTAAGTCATCGTCAGCAAAGAAATCGTCGGGGTTCTGATAGGCCCGCCCAAGATGGTGGACTGCATCATCCCTGAGACTTGCCTCCTTTGCTTCCTTGCCCGTCACAGCGTATTTACGATCTTCCTCCCCGTCATCGTGGAAGATGTTGGCACCACTGACACCCTGCTTGGCCATCAACACCCCGTTACGGGCGCGGACTAATGTAGTTTGTGCATCGCACTGGAATGGTTCGCGGTGGAACCACTCGATTACTTCTTCAGTTTTCATATTTACTTATCTTGGTTGGTGTTGTTTGGATTGACGGACAACAGATGAACCGTCTTTGCATTTATATGCGCTTCTAATACTTTATCACCCAGTTGAACTGGGATGGTTGAAAAGGCATAGCGATTGTTCAGCCATGTGGCTAACGCTATGCGATTATTAACAGGGACGGGAACCGTACTGAGATTCAGGCCGGTGACGGCACCGCGCAGATCATCGTGAAATGTCTGCGCGGTACCTTTATCAGCGAACCATACCTCAGTAACGTCCCCACCCTTGTGCGGGCGGAAAGCTACCAAATGTATTCTCATCAGGTGGTAGCTTGGTCGATCTGTTCAAGATCAATGACATCCCCGAACGGATACTCGGCAGCACCTTTGCCCCAAGTAAGCCAGAGAACTGGCATATTGGGAGGGGACTCGGGGAATGTTCCCCAACCATCGGTCATGTAGACGAGTACCCGTGGGTCCACTCGGTTATCCTCGACCCAGTCGAAGGCGGGACGGAAGTCCGTACCACCACGACCGTGGATCTCGATGTCCACTGGCTGATAGGGAGCGTACTCCCGCACCTTGGCAACCCGACTGTCTACATCCATATGGATGAGCCTGTCGGCGTTAAGAGTATTGACTGCATTCTGGATAACAGAGCAGCATACTTCTGCCACACGGGCGGGCATGGACCCACTGGTGTCATTGACGAACACCAATGAACCGATACGCTCATCCTCCATACCCGCCACGCATAGATCGTGGTTGGCAAGGAACCTCTTGTCGGGCTTGGTCGAGCCTTCATCCATACAGAACTCGTCTGCATACTTCTGCAGAATATCCTTCATGTTCAAAGGAGACTTCTGCAACTGCTGAAGTTTCTCCAAGAACCCACCCGGAGCATCGCCGCGCAGCTTGGAGGCATGGATGGAGGTAGATAAAATCTCCCGCCACTTGTCCTCCTGCTCGGCAATCTCCTCAGGCGTACCCTTGGGGATCTCAAACTCACCGGGTGACACAGGCTCGGGTAAGGGTTGGCCACCAGATCCACCTTCCGGTTTGTCTGGCTTAGTGCCGGAACCATCCTTGGATTCACCATCCTTGGAGTCGTCTGGCTTGGTGCCTTCACCTTCCTCACCGCCTTTACCATCACCATCACCCTCGCCATCACCCTCACCTTCTTCGTCTCCCTCGGGAGGCTTAGGTGGCGGCGGTGGTGGGGGCGGCAACTCTTCTTCTTGGAGGCTCTTATAGATAGCCTCCGCGGCCTTCGTCTTGAACCGCTCAAGATCTACACACCCATCCTTAGGTAGGACGATTGGTCTGCTGGCTGTGTTGCTATACTCAGTCAGCAGGTTGTTGATCTCGTAATCGGTAGCGATGTTGGCGAGGCGCCCGTTACCCATCGCAACTGCTGAAGCGAAACGAACAAGGTGCCCAAACAAGGGGTGGCACACCTCATGAATGAGGAGGCCGACCAGTTCATAGTCGTTCAGTGTTGCTGTGAAATCAGGATTGAACCTGATAACACGACCATCCGTACAAGCCGTGGGGATTGTACGGTCCAATATTAGCGGCATACCCGCCATTGCTGGTGCGAAGAACGGGTGGTCCTTCATCACCGTGTTGGTCGCGGACTTTAACCGCGTTAGTTGCAGCTCATCTAGAGCTGTGTTGTCTGCACTCATAAGATATAAGTTCTTTATGCAATAATGCTATAGCCTCAAAGTCATCCCTGTGTTTCGCCCACAGTTCGTAAACATGGGGCGATGCATACACACCCCGTGAGGTGCGCTCCATGTGCTGCCCTGCTTCATTGGCCTTGAGCCATTTGTTGAACCAGAACATTACAAGACCATCCCACTCCGCTTCACCCAACTTGTGATCCACGGAGGTGGGAGGATTATGCAGGATGTGATCTATGAGATCGTTACTTGAGAAGTTCACCTTTGTGTTTGAGTTGCCATTCAATCAAGGCACGCTCAGTACTCAAGTCTTTTCTCTTGCGACGGAGGCGATTGCCAACCATAGACTCCATAGACTCCAGATCCTCTGGACTATTGAGGTTGGGGTCGGTCAACCTGTGACTCAAGAGAAGTACATCTGACAGATTGTCCTTCTCAGCAAGGGTCACCAGCTTACTGGCAACGATGTACTTGAGGTCGGGACGTTCCACGATCCGTCTCAGGTCACAGTTACGGGCATCGGCCAGCAACTCACCGACATCACCACAGGTAGCATAGAGCTGCACGAAGGTGACGAACTCCTGCCCAGCCTTGGCACCTATACACCCACAAACATCTGCCTTGAACAGGCGGGTGTTGTCGGTAGCTACCATCTCAGCAGGCTCGGAGTACGTAGTAAGTAACTGATCCAGCTTGGTGTACGAACGGGAAGTAGACTGAGCCTGCTCCCCATCCCACTTGTCCATGTTGTCACAGTAGAGGGACTCGTTGTGAGCCTGAAGGAACCCGTAGACATACTCAGTCTGCGCGTTATCCATCAACCAATCGAGGGTACCCTTGATCGAGGGTTCCAACTGATAGACAACGAACCTGTCTATGACTGAAGCAGGCGCACGGCTAGACTGACAGTGATGCTTCTGCCCATTGGCAGCAGCCACCATCATGGTGTTGCGGGGGAACTTGTACTCCCCGATCATACGCTCCAGCACAGCCTGCTGGGCTACCTTGATAACCGAAGCGTTGGCATTGAACAGCTCATCCCAGAAGATGAGATACTTCTTGTCGCAATCGGAATCAGGAAACACTGCGTCCCGATACCAGATCATTCGTTCAAAGGTATCTGAATTGGGATCACGATCAGGGACACCGAAGCCCTTGATGTCGTTGAAGGTATTGTAGGACAGGTACACAGGGATGTATATCATCCCATTGTCGTGTGCAAACTGTTCTACCTGCGCGCTCTTACTGACGCCGGGAGGGCCAATAAGAAGTACGGGTTTGTACTTACCGGCTTGTTCACCGGTAGGATTGTCGGCCCGCCATGCCCGCCTAAGGATAAGCGGGATCATCTCGGGGGTACTGGTTGGTAGCGGGACCACCGCATCATTTTCACTCATATGTATATACTGGTTACAGTTGGATCAGGTCTTTCATTCGGTTAGTTCCAGCAATGACCTTGTTGCGGGAGTGTTCATTGGCTTTCAAAATGTCAGCATCGAGATCCTCAAGGAGGCCCTTGCCGATAAGGATAGCTTCGTCCAGATCAGCACTGGGTCGGGGAGACTTACGGTCTGCCATCTCCAGATTCTCTACGAGTCGCTCGACTACAGACCCCGTGATGGGGCTACTGCTGGACTTGTTCTTAGCCTCGCACTGCTTGCCCACATGGGCGGCGGACTTAATCACTTCCTTCGTGACGTCGAGGGTTACAGCCTGAAGTCCATACTCCACCTGTTCCTTCTTGCGCTCGTCGAGTTTCTCTATCTCAACACGGAGCCGCTCGTCGAATACATCCGGCATGAAGCTGGTGACAATCGGGTCCTCAAACGTAGTGAAGGAGACTCGCTCCCCAACTGCATCTTGTGTGGGGAACCGGTGCCTGAACCTTATGAAGTCGTGACCAAGCCCTCGGCTAGTCGCGGCCTTGAGGAGGAGGTCGGGGTACCGTCGGAGGAAGTCCTGCTTGGCCACCTCAAACCGCTGCCTGTACTTGGACATTGTGTCAAGATACTCAGACAGGTATTCAGTAGACAGGAAGTACCAGCATCCCTTGGTGGATAGGTTGACCTTCTCGTTGGGGTCGGGCTTGTAGTCAAGCCACGGTGCGGATACCAACCGTTGGAACGCGGCGCGTCCTTCGGACTCGACAACCTTGAGTGTCTTGATGTCATCACCATCTACCAAGTGTACCTGATGGCTATGCTGTCTTGCATTGGCATCCTTCTTCTTGGCTTGCTCTGCTGCCGCTTGCTTGTCATTCACCAGTGGGTTGAAGTGACATACGGTCAGCCTTACTTTGATCCCCTCACTGGAGGGGGTAGGTGTACTACTCATTTGTTTATACTTTGATTCCTTATGTGTGGTTAACCCTACAACCTGCAGGAATCAGGATACAGGATGCAGGGTTGGGTTGCATTGTGACGTCAGCTGACGTCGGGAGGAGTGTTGAAGGAGTTCTCGGTGTTCACCCCATGCTCATCATATGGGTCGGGGTTAACTAAGATCTTGTCCCCGTCAATAGTGGCATAGCCCACCGCACTGGAGGCAGTTACCATCTTCATTGGTATTAGTCGTGGGATAAACGAGGGATGATTCCGAATCATACGTAGTATGGTGTGAGACATCGGAGCATTGAGGGCGCTCCACCTGTTGTAGATGTGATGTTGTATCATGGTTCTAACTCTTGGGGATGGGTTCAAAGAATACCTCATCAGGTTTGTGCACATACTTCATGGCATCCCGCTTGAGAACACGGGGTACCTTGCCGTTGATAAT